TTAAGGCAACGATCGGAATTCCGGTGTTTGTGTCATCGCGTCCCACGCCTCGGCGGGAGAGACCGGCATGAGCTTGTTTCGATGCCTGGTCGCCACGTCGATGAACATGGCGTGCGCCTGTTCGCCAGTTAACCCCAACCCCTCGAACAGCGCAGATGCGCGGGCGGCGAGCGCAGGCGGGATCAGCGCCATACTGGGGTCGAATGGCGGGAATTCCCGTAGCAATTCCGGATCCACACCGCCTCGGTTCTCGGGGCCGTTCGCCTCGAGGTACAAGACCGACAGCAGCAACTCAAGCTCGCGCTTTGGCAACCCCTCACGCTTGAGGTGATCGGCCTTGTCGAGCTGGGTGTTCGTGTACAGCCCCCAGTCGTTGTTGCGCGCATGCTCGAGCGCTTCTGTGTTGAGGCGCTGCCACTCGCGGTCCGCGTCGCTGAGGTCTCTCATCAACCCTTCCTCCCTGGTGTCGTTAAGGCCACTAGGCGTGAAGAACCGCACGGGGATTCCTGCCTTTCGACGGAACCGCTACGCCCAAGCGTGCTGTGGGGCCCCTATGATAGGCGCAAAAAAATCCCGGCACGCGGCCGGGACAGGAGGGGGGGCCCATGGGTTTAACCCCCCCTAGGAGCGCACCTTGGTATTCAGTACGTCATCTCGATCTCCGCGAGCGTGGTGACCAGCTCCGGCGCCGTCATGTCCAGGCATTCCAGCGCGTCGTGCGGCAGCCCTTCCAGCAGCTGGCGGTCTTCCTCGCCGATCTCGTCGACCATGATCCGGCCGGCCAGGGCCAGAAGCTTGTCCGAGTGCCAGCGGTAATTCGACAGCCCCGGGAATCCAGGCTCGCCGTATCGCGGCCGATCATCGGGCAGCGCCTCGCGCAGGACGGAGAGCAGCCGACGCATCGCCAGCTGCTGGCCGTCATCAACCGGGGGCCGGGCCCGCATCGCGGCTTCCAGCTTCGCCAAGCGTTGTTCAATCGTTGCCATTGATCCGTCCTTCCATTGCCCGTTCCAGAGCAGCGAGCCGCTTCCCATGCTCGCAAGCCTCGATCATCTTGCGCATCTCGGCCAGGACCATCACATAGCGATACCCTTCCTGCGAGTCGACCTGCCTGCCCCGCATATCCCGGTAGACCCGCTGCATCTCCCGACGAATCCCGTCCATGTCGTTGATATTCATACGGGGTGGGGGTATGAGCGCGAGCCCAGGCTGCTTGCCGCTTTCCGCCCGGTCGTTTGTGAAATCAGGCCGTTTTGCCATGCCTTAACCCCCCTCCCCGCGCAGATTGATCAGCTCGATCTCGCGCATGAGGATCTCGTACATCAGGCCGATCACGAGCGGCTTCAGCCAGCTCTCAATCTCCGCTTCCGACTTCGCGATGTTGTTGGGATCAAGGATCACGCGCTTCGACATTTCATATTTCAGGAACACTTCCTTGAGCTTGGCGACGCCGGCAGCGGTCTCTTCCTCCGAGTACCCGGAAGCGAGAAGGCCCGCGTAATACTCCGGCTCCAACGTCCGCCACTGGCGATGCTTCGAATCCGGGAGGTGGATGATCTTGTCGGCGCTCATCTGTATCCGTTCCTGTGTGCGTTCTTGATGGCCTCGATCAGCGCCGGCTGGTTATCCATCAATGCCCGGCGCGCATCCACACTATCCCATGCGTGGATGTTCTGGTGCACGTGAACCTCGATCGGTCTGGCATCGCCTCCCCCTTCATCGGCCATCCGACGAATCACGTCCGCCTGTCTCGCGGGAAGCACCATCTCCCGGGCATGCAGTTGCGTGATGGGGTTCACCCCTGCCGGGATGTCGTAGCCACCGGCTGCTGAGGCGGTAGGGGCCATCATTGATGCGAACCCCATGGAGGCTGCCGACATGGCGGCGCCGAAGAATGGTGCAGTCAGGTTGATCGGGTAAGGTGCTGCCGCCATCGATGCCACGCCGCCCGCGCCCGCCTTGGCTGCGCTCTCAGAAATCTCAGACAGCGCGGTTTTCTTGCCGAAGATCAGCATGGCGATCTTGCTCGCGATCCACTTCGCCAGCACCTGGGCGATGACACCCGCGATGGTCGAGAGCACCGACTGCCAGATCGACTTGAGACCTTGGGCCAAGCTCATCTGCCCCATCAGCATTTTCTGGAAAGCGTTCTGCATGCTGCCCTGCAAGCTACCGATCGCCTGCAGGGCGTACTGATTCCGCTCCAGCTCGCCGGCATTCTTGATCTCGGTCATGATGGCCTGGTGCTGCCGTTCGGCGGCCTCGACCTCCGCTTTCAGCTGGGCGTAGGCCACCGGGTCTTCGGATGGGTCGATCATGGCCAGGCGCTCGTTCATGGCCTGCAGGATGATCTCGTTCCGCCGCTGCTCGAACCCGATTTGCTGCTGCAGCAGTTCCTCATGGGTCATGACGCCCATCTCGACGGCATGGTGGGCGGCTGCCTCGTCTGCGTCGACCACTGCCAGGCGCGCGTCGACCGCGTTGCGCATCCAGATCAGATCCACCTGCTGCCGCTGATCCATCGCGCGCTTGTAGGCTTCCGCCGCGGTCTTGGCCGCCGCCTCGACGCCCGCCGCGATTTCCCCGTTCAGCGCGTTGATGGCTTCCTGTTGCTCCCGGATCATCTCGGCGACGCCCTTGTCGCTGGTGATAAACGACCCCGAGCCCAGCGCGTCGATCGGGCCGTCTGCCTTCTTGCTTTTGCCCTTGTTGCCCGATGCGTCTGGCGGTGCCTGAAAGTCATTGCCGCCCTCTGCCGGCGTATCCGAAGCAGTGAACTTCTGGCGGAACTTGCCGAGGAACGAATCGCCAGTGCCGTTCCACAGGTCCTTTAGGCGCTGCGTTTCCTTGATTGCGTCGGCCGCGCGCTCCCGGAACACGTTCATCGCGCCGGCAAAGTCCCCGCGCAGTGCCAGTGCTGCCGCGGCTGCCACGGCGCCGATGTCGGACCCGACCGAGACGAAGGCCTGCTTCACCATCCGCGCGAGATCGATCACGCCGAGGAAGGTTTCCATCGCCACCCGGGCGACTGCCACCAGCTGCGGACCGATCGCCACGATCTTTTCCTTGAGCGCCGTCAGCACGGGGAGCATCGCCTGCCCGATGGTGTCCCGAACCGCCTTCATGGTCAGGTCGGCATCGTCGCTGGCGTCATCGTATTTCTTCCAGGCTTCGACGTCTTCCTGGCCCACGACGATGCCAAGCGCTTCCATTTTCTGCCTGGTTTCTTCGGCCTTCTCTGCGCTGGCCTGCAACAGCTTGGAGCTACCGTTGACCGAGCGCCCGAAGATTTCCTGGGCTGCAGCGTTGCGGTCGGTACCTTCCTTGTACGAGTTGACGACCGCAATCGCGTCGAGCATGAGGTCATTCATGGGGCGCAGATTGCCAGCAGCATCCCGGGTCTTGAGGCCCATGGCATTCAGGGCTTCCTCGTTTTCCCGCAGCTTCATGGTCAGCCCGCGGCTGGCTGCCGACAGTTCCCCCTGTGATGCCCCAATATCGTCGATCACCGCGATCCACACGCTGGCCTGGCTCGCCGAGACGCCCATCGCCCGGCCCAAGTCCATCGCAGATTCGGTGTACTTGGCGGTTTCGTCGGCAGCATTCTTGATGGCGACGAAAGAGAACGCCGCTGCCGCAACTGCCGCCACGCTGGCGAAGGCAGACCGGACAGTGGACGACACCACGGACATGCTGTCGCCAGCCGTCTTGAGGCTGCCATCCATCCGCTGCGCGCCGTTCTCGACCGACTGCGCGGCCTGGTCCATGCCACGTTCCAGCTCGCCGAGGTTGGCGGATACCAGTACTTCGATGTCGCTTCCAGTGTTCATAGCAGTCTCCAGGTGGATGTACTCTCTTTCACGGCGTGCGCGAATTCCTCGCGGATGCGCGGCTCCATTTCCTTCAATGCGCTGCGCAGGAACGATCGGGGCGGCAGGTCATCGGCCTTCAACGCCGGCTTGTTGGCCTTGAGCTTGGCCTTGAATCCCTCCCGGTGTTTCTTCAGGTCTGCCTTGACCGACTGCCCGAGCCCGAACTCATGGAACTTCGCATACTCGACGTTGGTGCCGACGATGCCCCGGACCTCGCGCCCGTTGTCGGTGATGCGCTGGGTGATCGACCGGCGCAGTCGCCCGGTGCGGACGTTGAGTGCCTGCCCGGTGCCGGGGCCGGACAGCTTCTCCAGCTTCACCTTCGTCATCAGTTCGAGCGTGAGGCGGCCGAGCGATTTGCGTACCGAGTCGTGCGTCCGCTTCCCTACATTCCTGAGGTTCTTGGCGGTCTTCTTGGCGCCCTTGGCAGAGCCCCTAAACATCGCCGCCACCCGTTGCCAAAATGTGGATGGGGATAATCGCTGTGGCTTGATTTCCCAATGTTCCCTCGTCGGTTTGGATTTGCCCCTCGATCCGCGCCCACTCGACGCCGGGCGCATCGAGCGTGTGTTTTCCGGTGATGGGGTGGAGCGGGAATGCCGCCTCGATAGCGTCAAGGATCGGATTCAGCACGCTTCCCGGAGGTGTGGTGCCATCGGTCTGGACGTAGACGTACACGTCGACCATCAGCAGCCACTTGGTTGCTTGCCCGGTCTGCGTCTGCGGCGACTCGCCGGCCTGCGAGGTGAACAGCGCCGGACGCTGCTCGGCGGGCACGTCGTTCCAGTGCTTGAGGATTCTCGACGTGGTCTTGAGGCCGGGAATTGCGCTGAGGCGCGTGAACAGCGCGGAGTAGATCGCCTCCCGGTTCATGGTGCACCTCCTTTCGAGCCTTCGAGCGCCTTCCGCTTCACCCCGCCGAAGTCGAACACGCATGCCATGACCTCCTGCATGTTCTGGAGATCGAGCAGGCCGGCGACTTCCTCGCGCGTCATGTCCGGGTAGTTGCGCTGCAGGGCGGCATGCACCGAATCGACTACCGTGCCGATGTACTCCGGTGTGATGCTGGCATCGTCCATCGTTTCGAGGCGCCCTTGCAGCTTCTCCATCGCGCCCAGAGACAGAGGCGGAATGATCAGGGTGCGCCCATCGAAGTCGAAGGGGATGCCCTGGTGCTTGGTGGATTCGGGTTTCGTCTGCATCAGTACACTCCCGTGCGGCTTCCGCTTCGGCTTTCCATCCCCGGAAGATGGGTGTTTCGGGCCGCGGCTACGCTGGCATTGGTCAACGAGCCTGCTGCAGAAAACCACCCGTTCTGCACCAGGTAGCTTGTAATCGAGGCCGTAAGATTCTGGAAGTCGGCTTCGAAGTAGCGATTCATGAAGATCGGCCCTCCAGGAAGAGGGGCGTTGTTGCCGCCGAGTTCGTGGATATGGGGGGCCTGAATCTCACACCGGACCGTGGGCTGCCCTTGAATGGATTCCTCGACAGGCCCCATTCCCGTCGGCATCGAGAAAGAGCCTGTCGACGGGTCGATCTGGTCCCTGAATTGCAGGCCGGCGATGTGGTTGGTTACGCCGGGGCTTCCGGGAGTCGCATTGTCGTAAGGGGCGCCGTTGGGCACGCCCATATTGTTCGTAGGCTGACCGACGACAAAAGCACGCGCGGGAACGCGTCCCGTCATAATGCGGCTGATAAGTTTGGGGGTTGCTCGATAGAGGGCCATTTCGTTCTCCTTTCAGTTCAGACACGGGTCGCCGCGGCAATCTCAGCCAGCAGCGCTTGCTTGTGGGCCCGCCGGGCTTCCGGGTCGGGGTGGGGCTGGTGCTTGCAGTAAATGGCCTTGAGTTCTTCTTCTTGCCAGCCGACGAAAGTCCCCGCCTGCCTCCGGCGCTCATCGATAAGCTCGCGTGTTGCGGTGGCCTTGTCCTGCGCTGCCGCCCACTCCGACGCCAGGCGGTTTGCCTCGGCGACTTCCGCATGCAGCTGTTCGCGCAGCTTCTCGTTCTGCTGCTCATTGAGCGCCGCCAGCGCCTCCTGTTGCTTGGCGGCCGTCTCCCGCGCCAAGGCATAGAACTTCTCGACCAGCAGCTCGCTCACGCGGATCTTGTGCCGAAGGTCGGGTGCGGCATCCGCCAGGGCCTTGCGGGCCGCGTCGAGTGCGGCTTGCGTAGCCTCCAGATCGCTCGGCTCGCCGAGTTGCTGCGCTGCGTCGGCGTTGGTGCGGGCCTGCTCGGCTGAGGCGACGTTGGATTCCAGCGCCGCCAGCGCGTCTTTGAGTCGGTCGCGCTCGCGTTCTGCCGCTTAAGCTCTTGTCGTGCGTCTCTCGGGCCGCCTGCGCGGCCTGCCGGTGGTCGGCGATGGCTTGCTCCATGGGTGTCATGCGTTTCTCCTTTGGGTGGTGGGTTGGATTTCCGACATCGCAGCTGCCGGCTGGCTGTCGTGTGCCCTGGCGTGGCGCCGCAGCGCCCACAGCAGGTTCAACAAGTCGAGGGGATGGGCGATTTCCAGGGCTCGCGCCGCATCAAGGGCAGCAGCCTCGGGGCTCATGCCGGGGCGCCAGTAGCACCAGGGCGGAACGTCTTCGATGCGGCCGCGGCGGAGGATGGCTTGCGTGCGCTTAGTCATTGATGCCCCGCGAGGAATGCTTGATGGGAGCCGTGCGCGGTGTGTGCCCGACGTAGTCGCTGAACCGCAGACGCGGGGCGTCGTACTGGAGGGTGACGTCGCCGAGAGCGCCGTTCCGGTTCTTGCGCACGACCAGGCTGATCAGGCCTTGCCACTCGGGGCCATCGTTCCGGTGCAGCATCATGATCACGTCGGCATCGGCTTCGATGTCGCCCGACTCGCGCAGATCGGACATTTGCGGGCGCTTGTCGGTGCGTGATTCGACGCCCCGATTGATCTGCGCCAGTGCGATCACGGGCACGCGCAATTCCTTGGCCAGCGCCTTGAGGCCGCGCGAGATCCCGCCGACTTCCTGCGTCCGGTTTTCGCCCGGGCCTTTCATGAGCTGCAGGTAATCCACGACGATCAGCCCGAGGCCGTGCTGACGCTTGATCTTTCTGGCCTTGGCGCGCGCGTAGGCGACAGAGATTCCCGGCCGGTCATCGATGAAGAGCGGCACGTCGGCGGTGTCACCACAGACGGAAGAGAGCCGCTGCCAGCCCTCAGGCGAGGCGGTGCCGCTGCGCATGTCGGACATTGCCACCCCCGAGCGGCTGGCCATCAGCCGCATGGCCAGTTCCTGCCCGGTCATTTCCAGGGTGAAAAAAAGCGCCGGCGCCCCGGTGCTGGCGACGTGGTCGGCGATGTTGAGGGCGAGCGCGGTTTTCCCTACCGAGGGGCGAGCCGCCAGAATCACCAGCTGTCCCGGCTCCAGGCCGCCGGTGATCCAATCGATGTTCTCAAATCCGGTAGGCTGGCCGGCGAGTTTTCCGCCGCGCTCCCGGCGGCTATCGATCTCGCGCAGCGCCCCGCGGATTGCGTCATGAACCCGCACCGGTTCGCCGCCCTGGCGATCGAGTAGCTGCGCCATTGCCAATTCGGCCTCTGAGGCGATTTTTTCAACGTCCTTGGGGCCAGGACTCAGGCAGGCCTCTTCCATGCTCGCGGCGACTCCATGGAGGCCGCGCAGGACGGATTTCTCTCGCACGATCTCGGCGTACCGGTGAAGGTTGGCCGCGCTGGGAGTGTTGCTCGCCAGCGCGACGATGTAGGCCAGGCCGCCGACGCTTTCCAGCTCGCCCAGGTTCTGCAGGGCCTCGGCGACCATCACGGCGTCGACCGGCTTGCCTGAATCGCCGAGCGCCTTCATCGCGCTGAAAATCCGGCGGTGATCGTCGCGGTAGAAGTCCGCCGCGGCCATCACGCCTTCGATGCGATCCAGTGCGCCGGCGCCGGCGATCAACAGGCCGCCCAGCACAGCCTGTTCGGCGTCGACAGAGTGCGGGGGCTGGATCGCCGATGTCGGAAATCCGATGTCGGGTAGATCTCGGGCGTTCATGCCGCCGCCCTCCTGGCCTGTTCGCCGACAGTCGTCCATGCGGCGACTTCGCCTTCGCGTATGAACCAAAGCTTGTACCAGTTGCGCCGGACCGCGTTCCGGTAATGCGCGCGCCAGTCGGCCTGCTGCTTCCGGCTCGGCAGGTAGGCTGCCTTGAATTCGTTCCAGCAGGCCACGAGCATCTCGCCGCTGATTCCAGCCTTATCGGCGTAGGCGAAAATGGGATCGTCCTCCGGGATGGCTTGCTCGCCGTTCGACTTGCAGGCTTCCAGGAATTCGCTAAGGGTGGTTTTCGATCCCCTCCGTTTTGCCTTCGCCGTGGACAACAAGCGAGCTTGCTCGCTCTCTGACGGTTCCTGATGGTTCATTGATGGTTCGGGTGCAACGTGTTGCAGGGGTGGGCGGCAATCCATTGCAGGGGTGGCGGCAACGTGTTGCAGGGGTGCAATCCCTTGCAGGGGTGCAACGTGTTGCAGGGGTAGCGTGATCTTGTAGAGGTTGGCCCCCTTCGGCCCGGCATTTCGGACCACGGTCAATTCGCGGGACGCTGAAAGCTCCAGGAGCAGGTATCGCGCATTGCGATCCTTCATCCTGCACTTCCTTGCCAGGGTGGCGACCGCTGGATAGGCGTTTCCATCGTCGTCAGCGAAGTCGGCGATGGCCAGCATCATCAACAGGTGCGTGCCGGAGTGCTGGGAGTATTCCCAGACGCGGGCCATGGTCCGGACGCTCACGCGGCCGCCTCCACGCCCACGAGCGCCCGGTATTCCTGAAAGAGATCCCGCACCGCTTCACCCTTTTCGCTGGGCGAGGTCGATGGGCGCTTGATGACCTCAGAGAGCAGCGACGCTTGCAGGAGGTGCGGGTTTTCCAGCGCGTCGCCGTGGTTGCGCCTCGCTGACTGATAGGCGCTAAACAGTTCGGGCGGGCGGCGCATGTCAGGCCGCCTTCTGGATCAGTTCACGGATGTCCTCAACGCGCCAGGCGGTGACGCGCGGACCGAGTTTCACCGGCTTGGGGTACAGTCCGCTCTTGACGCCGTTCCACCAGGTGGTTTTCTTGACAGGGATGATTGCCGGGACCGGCGGCTCGGCGTTGGGATTGCCGAGAATCTGCGACAGACGGAGAAAGCCCGTTGCTGGAAGATTGTTCATTGCGTGTTACCTCCGTTCGTTTTGAACTGGAAGCAACTTTGGCTATGAATCCATCCCGGAAAAAGCGGGGCTGATTTTCGGGATTGCTACATCGTGAGCGGGCTCACTACTCGGGAAAGCGTTTGCGCGCCTCGCTAAGCTGGTTCTGCAGCGTCTTGACTGCCGTGGAAACATTTTTCTTCCTGGCGTGGTGCTCAAGCGCTTCCTTGTCGTTCATTTCCGGGAATTCCGCCTTGATCGCCTTGACGTCCTGCAGCAGGTGGTAGAGGTCTCCCATGCTGATCTCTTTCCTGCGGCCCTTTCCTTTTGGCAATGCCTGGGCGGCGATCGCCATGATCGCCGCTTGCCGTGCCAAGCCTTCATATGTCATGGGCTCATCGTTCCCATGCCGTGGTCGACGCGGCAGCGTGGGCGGCCGCTGGTTCTTCGCATAGAAAGCCTCTGGAGGAATCGGGTCTTTCAATGCGTCGCGGCAATCAGCGAAAGTCTCAACGGAGCGCTGCGCCACACATTCGTGACATGGACAGTCGAGAGGATGCTTGCCCGCAGCATTGGCAGGGGCCGTATCCTGCCGGATGGGCGATGATTGCCCATGGCCAAGCAGCGCCAGCGTGGCTTTCATGCCGCCGCTTTTCGGATGATCGCTCACGCGCGACCAGCAGGCCGGCGGTGGATCTCCGACACCACCATTCCGCCACTCTTCGCGAACACCATGCCGGTGTCGGCCTTGTCGATCAGGCGCACGAGCCGATCATGACGATCACTGAGCGCAGGATCGAACCGGGCGAACTTCGGCAGCTCGATCTTCTGGCCGGCTGCCCAGAAACGGGTCTCCTGGGTGACGCTGTGATAGCGGCCCAGCAGCGCCTGTTGCTCCTGGACGATCCCCCACAGTTCTTCAACGGTCGGGGCCTGGGGGAGGGTAAGATTCGTTGCAGCCATGTCGCTTCTCCTTTGCAGTTGCGGTGTGGTCAGGGCTGGCTGGGTGCTCGAACACCCTTCCAGCCCGCTTTGCCTGTACCTCAGGCGGCGGTAATACCCTTCTCGATTACGTCTGAAACCCAAGCATTCAGGCTCTTGCCATGCGACTCTGCCACCATGGCGGCACGAGCATGAAGCTCCGGGGCAAGCCTCAATCGGAACTGCCCAGAGTAAGGGCGACTCGGCTCTCTGCCCGCCTTCCTGCAGGTCTCCAGATAGTCCTCGACGGCCTCCTCGAAAGCAGCCTTCAACTCGGCAACGCTCTCGCCGTGGAAACCGATCACGTCCTGTATGCCGGCGATGTGGCCGATGAAGCATCCGTCTTCGTCGCTGTATTCGACTCGGGCAGCGAACCCTTTGTGTGTCATCGTGCTCATGGCTTTACTCCAAGATTTTCCAGGAACTGCCTTGCATCGCGCACCTGGTAGGGCTTCGCCTCCTTGGCGGGGTGCGGCCGGTGGAAGGTGGCGATATGGCCCGCCTTCTCAAAGCGAACGCGGGAACCGTTGCCCTCGATCACCTGGCAGCCGACAGCCACCAGCAATGCCTCGATGCGGCGCCACTCAAGTGACTTGGAAACCGGGTCGGTAAAGACGGCGACCAGTGTCTTGTGATGGCTGGCATTCATAGATGGATGGTATCAAATAATGGAACCATGTCAAGCAGCTTTTTTGCTCCGGATCGGCCGCACGTTGTCCGCCTTCTTCGGCTCGCACCATGCGGCCCAGTCGGCCATCATCTGGCGCCGCTTCTCGAACAGATCGCCGCGCCGGTATGCTGCTTCCACCTTGTTGCCGACGGTGTGCGCGAGCGCCATCTCGGACATTTCGTTCGGGTAGTGAGTGGCCTCCGACGCCCAGTCCTTGAACGACGAGCGGAACCCATGCGGGGTGGCGATTTCATCCAGCTTCGGATCCATGTAGCCCTTGCGGCCGGCGTCCAGTTCTGCCGCGTGCATGCGCTTGATCACCGCCAGAAGGGCAGCGTTCGATAGCTCACCGCCGGTCGGCGATGGGAATAGCAGCTTCTCCCCTGGGTATCGCGGCAGCGCTTCGAGTAGCTGCATGAGGTAATCGGTCAGTGGTACGGTGTGTTCCTTCTTGCCCTTCATGCCTGTGGCGCGGATCGTCCATTTCCGCTCCACCAGGTCGAACTGATCCCACGTCGCTTCGCGCACCGGCTTTGACCTCGATGCAGTCAGGATGGCGAATTCAAGCGCGCGTGCGGCGATACCCTGGACCTTGCGCAGCTCGCCTATGAAGGCGGGCATCTCCTTGTAAGGCAGGGAAGGGTGGGGTTTGACGGTTCGCACGTCGGTGGGCTTCGGCAGCAGTTCCTGCAGGTGTCCGGTCCAGGACGCCGGATTGTCGCCTTTCCGGTATCCCTTGACCTTCCCATAGGCGAGCACGCGCTCGATCCGGTTGCGCACGCGCGTGGCCGTCTCGGTCTTCGTGCGCCAGATCGGGCGCACCACCTGCAGCACCATGTCCGTGTCCACATCGCTGATGGGCACGTCGCCCATGACGGGGTAGGCGTAGGTCTCCAGGGTGTTTTGCCACTGGCTGGCGTGCTTGTCGTTCTTCCAGCCCGCGCGCTTTTCCTCGATGTATTCCAGCGCCACCATCTTGAAGGTCACGGCGCCGGCGGCGACCTCGGCAGCGCGGACGACTGCCGCTGCGAGCTGCTGCTTGCGATGCTCCACCGGGTCGATCTTGTCCAGCAGCAACCGGCGCGCCTCGCTGGCCCGGCGGCGGGCGTCCTTCGCGTTCACCAACTCGGCTGACCCAAGCCCCATCTCGCGCCGCTTGCCGTTCAGCTGGTAGCGATAGATCCAAGACTTCGCACCGGATTTCGACACCTGCAAATAGAGCCCGTCAGCGTCAAGCCAATAGCCCGGCTTGGCGTACTTGACCTTCATTTCAGTCAGCATATTGGCACCTCCGCCTGCTGGTGTTACCCACCAGCCTACCCACCACATTAGCACTGGATTATATCGGACGAATTTGAACTGTCTAGTACAACAATAATGGCATTCGCTAGGCGGGAAGCGGCATATGGCGAATGAGTGCAGGACGTGTCCGAACTTAAACGAACTTCAGCGGACATCTAGTAAGGCGGACACCCTCTCCGCCAATTACCGTCCAGTTTCGTTAAATACCTGTATTACCGGAAATCTTTCAGCGGGATGCAGGGTATCGATACGGCTGCCAGCGGGCATATCGCCCCGCGTTCGCCAAGCCGACTTGAAAACAACATTCCCCCTATTGCCAAACGCGGAAATCCGGTATGGGTACGCACGGCCGGCGCATCAGACCTCACTGACGGCCACCCTGTGCGATACACCGTTGCGGTCCACGCTATCGATACGAACCGTGTAGCCCCACAAGCGGGCGACGTGGCGCAGCATTTCCTGCGTCGATTCACCCAAAGGGCGGCGATCGTGCATGTAGTGACGCAGACTGAGCGAGCGGTCGCCGAAGACATCGACCTCGCTGACCTGGATGTTGGGCTCGCGGTTGCCGAGGTTGTACTGCTCGGCCAGCAGCTGGCGGACCGCGCGGTAGCCGGCGTCGTCGTGGATCGCCGCGACTTCCAGCTTGTCATCGGTGTCGTCGTCGACCATGGCGAACAGCTTGAAGTCACGGATAAGCCTGGGCGAAAGATATTGCGCGATGAAGCTTTCGTCTTTGAAATTGCGCATCGCGAAGTCCAGCGACGTCACCCAGTCGCTGCCGGCCAGCTCGGGAAACCAGCGACGGTCCTCGTCGGTGGGATGCTCGCAGATCCGGCGCAGGTCGGTGAACATGGCAAACCCCAGCGCGTAGGGATTCAGCCCGTTGTAGAAGCGGCTGTTGTAGGGCGGCTGGTAGACGACGTTGGTGTGCGACTGCAGGAATTCCATCATGAAGCCGTCAGTGAGCCTGCCTTCCTCGTACAGGTGGTTCAGCAGGGTGTAATGCCAGAAAGTCGCCCAGCCCTCGTTCATCACCTGGGTCTGGCGCTGCGGGTAGAAATACTGCGCGATCTTCCTGACGATGCGGACGATCTCGCGCTGCCAGGGTTCCAGCCGCGGCGCGTTCTTCTCGATGAAATACAGCAGGTTCTCCTGCGGTTCGCTGGGGAAGCGGGCCGCGAGTTTTTCCTGGCCAGCCGCCTGCCTGGCCGGCAGGGTTCGCCACAGATCGTTGACCTGCGATTGCAGGTAGGCCTCGCGTTCGGCCTGGCGCAGTTGCTCCTTGGCCATCGAGAGCCGGGCAGGGCGCTTGTAGCGGTCGACGCCGAGGGTCATCAGGGCGTGGCAGGAATCGAGCAGTTCCTCGACCGCTTCCTCGCCGTGGCGCTGCTCGCATTCGGCGATGAAGTTGCGGGCGAACACCAGATAGTCGAGGATGCCTTCGGCATCGGTCCAGGTGCGGAACAGGTAGTTGCCCTTGAAAAAGGAATTGTGGCCGTAGGCGGCGTGGGCGATCACCAGCGCCTGCATCGTCATGGTGTTCTCTTCCATGAGGTAGGCGATGCAGGGGCTGGAGTTGATGACGATTTCGTAGGCCAGGCCCATCTGCCCGCGCTTGTAACCTTTCTGGGTGGCAAGAAACTGCTTGCCGTAGGACCAGTGGTGATAGCCCACTGGCATGCCGACCGAGGAATAGGCGTCGATCATCTGCTCGGAGGTGATGATCTCGATCTGGCTGGGATAGGTGTCGAGGCCATAGTGCGCCGCCACCCGGGCGATCTCGCGGTCATAGGTCTCGAGCAGTTCGAAGCTCCACTCGGAGCCTTCGGACAGGGGCTGGCGCGCCGTGGCTGCCGGTGCCTGCGCGATGCCGGGTTCCAGTTCGGGTTCCATCTCAGGGCACCTGCTTTTTGAATAGTTCACGGAAAACCGGATAGATGTCTTCCAGCGTGAGTATGCGCTGCATGGCAAAACGCTGGCTCGCCGCCTTCACCCGCTCGTACTCGTGCCACAGGCTTTGCGGCTCCGCGGCCTCGATCTCCACGTAGGCGAAATACTGCGTCAGCGGCAGGATGCTCTGCAGCAGCAGGTCGCGGCAACGCGGCGAGTCGTCCTCCCAGTTGTCGCCGTCCGAGGCCTGCGCCGCGTAGATGTTCCAGCTGGCGCTGGGATAGCGTTGCAGGATAACGTCGTGCATCAGCTCGAGCGCGCTCGACGCCACGGTGCCGCCGCTTTCGCGCGAATTGAAGAAGTCGTCTTCGTCGACTTCCTTTGCCACGGTGTGGTGGCGGATGAATACCACGTCGATGCGCTCATAGCTCTTGGTGAGAAAGAGATATAGCAGCATGAAGAAGCGCTTGGCGATGTTCTTGCGACCCTCGTCCATCGAGCCCGACACGTCCATCAGGCAGAACATCACAGCCTGGCTGCTGGGTGTCGGCTGATCCACCCGGTTGGCGTAACGCAGGTCCCAGGTATCGATGAAGGGGACGGCGGCGATCCGGGCCTTGAGGGCGGCAATCTCCTCCCGGAGTTCGTCGGCCTCCGCGCTCGCGTCCAGTCCCGTCGCCTCCAGTCCGGCCAGTTTTTCCTCGGCCTCGCGCAGCGCATCGCGCGGACCGGCCGCCATGGCGAGCCGGCGCCCGATCGCCTGCTTCATCGAGCGCACCACGTGCAGGCTGGATGGATTGCCCTGGCTGACGAAACCGGCACGCGCTTTCTTCACTTCGGGGATGGCGGCGAGCTGCTTCTTCACCAGGTCCGGCAGCGCCAGATCCTGGAAGAAATAGTCCATGAATTCTGCCCGGGACAACTCGAACACGAAGTCGTCCATGCCCTCGCCGTCGGGCGAGCCACCGCTGCCTCCGCCACCGCTGCCCCCTTCGGGGCGGTCCACCCGGTCGCCGCTGACGAACTCGCGGTTGCCCGGCAGCACCACGTTGCGCCGGCCGCCGGAGCCGTGATGGAAGGTGGGTTCGGACAGGTCTTTGGACGGAATCGAGATTTTCTCGCCACGTTCAAGATCCGTCACCTTGCGCCCGGACACGACTTCCGACGCCGCCTTGCGGATCTGCGCCTTGAAACGGTGCAGGAACCGCTGCCGGTTGACGGCGCTGCGATTCTTGCCCGAGAGACGGCGGTCGATAAGCCGGTTCATGATCGCTTCAGCTCAGGACGCCTTTCTCGCGCGCAGGTACCACTCGGCGAGCAGGCGTACCTGCTTGTCGGTATAGCCCTTGTCCACCATGCGCTGGACGAAGTCCTGATGCTTCTTCTGCTCTTCGCTGGACGCCTTGGCGTTGAACGAGATCACCGGCAACAGGTCCTCGGTGCTGGAGAACATGCGCTTCTCGATGACCACGCGCAGCTTCTCGTAACTGGTCCAGGCCGGGTTCTTGCCGTGGTTCTGGGCACGGGCGCGCAGCACGAAGTTGACCACTTCATGGCGGAAATCCTTCGGATTGGCGATACCGGCGGGCTTCTCGATCTTCTCCAGCTCGATGTTGAGCTGCGTGCGGTCAAGGATCTCGCCGGTGTCCGGATCGCGGAATTCCTGATCCTGGATCCACATGTCCGCGTAGGTCACATAGCGGTCGAAGATGTTCTGCCCGTATTCCGAGTAGGACTCGAGGTAGGCGGTCTGCAGTTCCTTCTCGATGTATTCGGCGTAATGCGGCGACAGATACTCCTTCAGGTAGGCGATGTAGCGCTGTTCGATTTCGGGCGGCAGCTGTTCCTGCTCGATCTGCTGCTCGAGCACGTAGAGCAGGTGCACCGGGTTGGCGGCGACCTCGCTGTGGTCGAAATTGAACACCCGCGACAGGATCTTGAAGGCGAAGCGGGTCGAGATGCCGGTCATGCCCTCGTCGACGCCGGCGAAGTCGCGATATTCCTGATAGCTCTTGGCCTTGGGGTCGGTGTCCTTGAGGTTTTCGCCGTTGTAAACGCGCATCTTGGAATAGATGCTGGAGTTCTCGGGATCCTTCAGCCGGGTCAGCACCGAGAATTGCGCCAGCATTTCCAGCGTACCGGGCGCACACGGCGATTCCGACAGCGAACTGTGCTGCAGAAGCTTCTCGTAGATCTTCACTTCCTCGGACACCCGCAGGCAGTAGGGTACCTTGACGATATAGATGCGGTCGAGAAAGGCCTCGTTGTTCTTGTTGTTGCGGAATGTCGTCCATTCCGACTCGTTGCTGTGCGCCAGCACCACGCCGTCGAAGGGAATCGCGCCGAAGCCCTCGGTTCCCTTGTAGTTGCCTTCCTGGGTCGCGGTCAGCAGCGGGTGCAGCACCTTGATCGGCGCCTTGAACATCTCGACGAATTCCATCAGGCCCTGGTTGGACAGCGACAGGCCGCCCGAGTAGCTGTAGGCGTCGGGATCGTCCTGCGAGAATTTCTCCAGCTTGCGGATATCCACCTTGCCGACCAGCGAGGAAATGTCCTGATTGTTCTCGTCGCCCGGCTCGGTCTTGGAAATGCCGACCTGACCCAGCACCGAGGGCCAGCGCTTGACGACGCGGAACTTGGTGATGTCGCCGTTGTATTCGTGCAAACGCTTCACCGCCCACGGCGACAGCACCTTGCCGAGATAACGGCGTGCGATCCCGTATTCCTGCAGCAGGATATCGCCGTCTTCGTCGACCGAGAACAGCGACAGCGGCGAGTCGTTCACCGGTGAGCCCTTGATGGCGTAGAACGGCGCCTTCTCCATCAGATGCTTGAGCTTCTCGGCCAGCGAGGACTTGCCGCCGCCAACCGGTCCCAGAAGGTAGAGGATCTGTTTCTTCTCTTCGAGACCCTGGGCCGCGTGACGGAAATAGGACACGATCTGCTCGATCGTTTCCTCCATGCCGTAGAAATCCTTGAAAGCCGGATAGATCTTGATGACCTTGTTGGAGAACAGACGTGAAAGACGGGAATCCTTACGGGTGTCGACCAGTTCCGGCTCGCCGATCGCCGCGAGCATCCGCTCTGCGGAACTCGCGTAAGCCATCCGGTCTTCCTTGCAGATATCCAGGAATTCTTCCAGAGTGAATTCCTCCTCCTCTCTGCGGTAGCGTTCGATGTACTGGTTGAACAAGCTCATGGAGTCCTCCTGTTCGGTGAATCTTCGGTGAATCAATGATGGATCTATCCTGCTGTCGCAATGATCGTTCGACACCCCTGTTTAGCGGCCAAAAGTCCGGCCGGGTTGAGTGCAAATAGCGCAATGGGGAAAAAGTTTTCCGATCAAAACCGATATGCAACGTGAAGGCCGAACAGGGAGACAGCATTTACGCCGGTTCCACCCGCCAGAACATCACTGAGTATGGAACCGTTTCTTCTTCCCGCTATTAAGAGTAGCCCAGGGATGATTGAGTTCCAGTCTGAATCGAACCGGTCGTGATGGCGCGTGTTTTTTTGTACAAATGGGCGGCATACACCCCACACCCTGCGTTTGCCATCCGGTGGACGAGGATATTGAAAAAGGAGCGTCATGAAGATCAAACCAGAAGATTTCCAGGTGCCTGAAGAGGCTAAGGTCAACCTCAAGAAATGGCCGACGCATGTGAAGCCATTTTATAAATCGAAGGAGCAGTATCAAAAGCTTCTGGAAGAGCAGGTGTCGGAATTGAGCGCATTGCAGCAATTGCACTATGCGTCCAATCGCCATGCCGTCCTGCTGATTTTTCAGGCCATGGATGCCGCCGGCAAGGACGGTGCGATCCGGCACGTGATGTCCGGCATCAATCCCCAGGGCTGTCAGGTATTCAGCTTCCAGCACCCGAGCGCGACCGAACTTGAACACGATTTCCTGTGGCGTACCACGCAATCCCTGCCGGAACGCGGCCGCATCGGCATATTCAACCGATCCTATTACGAGGAGGTGCTGATCGTGCGTGTCCATCCCGAGATTCTCCGCAGCCAGGGCCTCCCGGACGAATGTTTCAACGAGAAAACGATCTGGAAGGAACGCTATCGCTCGATCGTCGACCTGGAAAGCCATCTCCACCGCAACGGCACGCGGATCATCAAGTTCTTTCTTCATTTATCGAAGGAGGAACAGCGAAAGCGCTTCATCGATCGCATCGACGAACCCGCAAAAAACTGGAAATTCAGTCAGGCAGATATCGTCGAGCGGGGGTTCTGGGACGATTACATGCGGGCCTATGAAGCGTGTCTGGGCGCGACCAGCACCCGGCACGCGCCGTGGTACGTGGTGCCCGCCGACGACAAGGAAAATGCCCGGCTGATCATTGCCCGGACCGTTGTCGACACGCTCAAGTCACTTGGAATGCAGTATCCAAAAACCGATGCCACACGCCGGAAGGCATTGCTGATGATTCGCCAGGGCTTGATGGAGGAAGCGCCAAAGGATTGA